CGTCCTGTAAAGGAGCGGGGTGATGTTTAGTCTAGGATCAGCCGCTAGTGGTTGATCAGGCGCAAGAGGATGCGGCGATTGCAACATCTGGCTTAATAATACCAGGAATTGTTGCATTGCTGCTTGAGTTTGTTGAACCATACGGAATGGAAAACCCTGCAGCATTTCTGCTCTTTCGTTATCAGTTTTCTCTGGGAAAAGGAACTTAAGTGCTTCCACACTGTCCACGCCTAATTCCTGGAGGTTTCTGACAACAATTGACTTCTGGTTGATGTCATAGGCGGTGTCCTCGTAAACATCGCCCTGGAACCTATAGTCAACCTCTCGCTCGCCATCCTCAGGAAGTCCTACAACACCAGGAGGGACTTTCCTCTCCTGGATTGCAAGTTGCATGGCTTTATCGACTTTTACGTCGAAGCGACGAAGAGAAGCTTGATACTTCTCTAAGTTTTCTTGCGTTTGTTCCTTAGGTGGCGTGGGAACTTTCATTCCCGAAGCAACAATAAACGACTCCCGGAAGATTTGTTCCTGGTGGTAGATAATCATCTCCAACAGACGGCAGAAGCCGTAAGTCAAAAATGACTTGTTCTTCCGAAGAGCAGTTGCTTGTGCTCGACCGGTGAGACCTTTGATCTCAGTAGCTGTTGCACCAGCTGAAATCGAGATCTCATCGACTCCGCCAAGCGCTGTACGAATTTCTTCGCGTAATAACAACGCATAACGGTTCATATCACCAGACACAGGGTCTGGTGTCATGTAGCCGACTCGGTCAGAAGGCTCAATGTTCGCGATTATTCGCGGAACACGAAGCCCAGCACCCATAGCGGTGCCAAATGGCTCACTTACACGAGTTGAAGGTGTAGTTTGACCCGCAAATCCGCTCTGACTACTAATTGTCGGGCGGAAAGTGTTCTGCGCGTCGTTTGCTTCGACCAGATCACTTCGAGGACGCGAGCTAATGAGCGTGGGGTTGCCAAAGAACTCAATATTCTTGGCAACATTGCGAATAATCTGGTCATGGAGCACAATTTGCTCCATAAACGGGTCAAATTCGCCTTCACCCTCGGTTCCTGAAGCGTTTGGCTTGTTAAGAACCTCAACTGCAGGCACAAAACCGAGAGTATTTGGCCTGACCTTTGCGGGAGTCATTGCACTCCCAGGTTCAAGCTCAAAACTCAGCTCTGCATCGCTCTCATTCTCAGTAATTTCGTCTGCTGTGATGGCAAGACGGACATACCGCTTGTTTTGACCGTAAGTAGTGCTTGGCAGACCGAGATTATTGTTCTTAACTCGGTAGCTGTAGATAATTACGACCTCTTCAACAGCACCATTAACGTCGTGGTAGACGCGATACTGACCCTTGTTGAAGAAATAGATCTGGTACTTAAGTTTCTCGTCTGGCCGGAAGTAAAACAAGCCACAGCCATCGATCAGAAAGTTCCTGATAATCGACGGAAAACGAATATCGAGCTTATTCAGCGCGATGATGTCATCGAGAAACCGACTACGGCTCTTATAAGTGTCCTGTTCACAGTAGAAAGTAAGACCTTTCTTCACCATGTACAGAATCATCTGCTGGATGTGACTAAGCACAACCATGGTTGCAGACTGGTTTGAGCGATCCTGAGTCCTTGCGGCTTCTAGGATCTCCTCAAACTTGTTTCTAACTTCTGTCGAGGAAGACATTCAGCCTCACTTGTCTTTGTTTCGCATAGATTTAGCCTTGCGAGCTTTGTCACGAGCAGACTTACGCTTCTCTTGACGTGCTTCGTCTTCTTTGTCGTCTTTACCTCCCTCTTGCTTTTTCTTGAACTTCTCAAGAAGCTCAGGCGGCATCTTGTTCGTCATCGGGAAGAAGATACTTTTTAACTCTTTCTAGTTTAACCACCTCTTCGGGCAAATCCTCTACAGGGTAGTAAGTCAGTAGATGGTCTTCTCGTCCGAGCATGTCTGTATTGCCCGCGTCTGGTTTAAAATCCTCACACAGCTTTTGGACTTCGGGTTTGTCCCAGATGTAGTACTCGGCAATCGACCGAAGTTTGTTTTTACGGCGGTCTGAATCTCCCATCCAAGAGAGATGCCAGCCAGCATTCCTGACGCCAACATAATAATTATTAGTCGACGCTCGCATCGCCGATAAAGTTCCGAAGTCTTTGAGCTTCCCGACTGTGCTAGCCACACCACAACGCCAATCAAAAAGCTCACCCTCCGGCGAAATAAGCTGACGGTCAGCACGACCGTAGTGCATACTCATACTCAATCTGACGACCTTATCTTCCTCCATATCGACTGAACGCTTAATAGCTTCCAGTGCATCTGGATTAGTAAGTTCGTCACAATCAGAGCAGATAAAATAATCGTCGTCACGAAGCATAGAGAGACCAACGCTAAGAGCATCCCGTTGGCCTCTTTCACGAATCCAAGGATCTGGCGCTTCTTCAACCGAAGGAAGTTCAACATGGAGAACTTGGATCTTTTCTTCCGGTAGACCTAGTTCGCGAATAGTGTCGACACACGTAAAAGGTTTTTCTTCACCACGGTGAGTGCGGTTAGCATCAGTGATCAGAAAACCATCGACGTGCTTCTCAAGAGTTCGAACTCGAAGCTCTAGTAGTTCTTTCTCGTTGTAATAAGTGAAGCAATCGATGATCACGGAGCTGTTGCCAGTAGCAACATATTAACCGCGATTCTTAGACGATGCCAAAAGCTGTTCCTTCATTACTTCAACATCAGCCTCACGATCCATATCAGGATCATCTGGAGCTGTGGACATGCCTCCGGGAGGAAGAGGAGCAATGGGAGCACCAGCTTCATGACCTAAGCTCTGACGTACAAAATCAGCGTAACGTGACTCACCACGCTGAGAATTAGCCATCTGCTGTTGTCGAGCAGTTTGCTCCTGTTGGTAATCCCGTGAATAAAAAGCCATCAGAAGAGAACAACGGCGGAAGTAATGTTGCCCCCAGAAATAGTGGTAGCACCAACTGGGAGAAGAGGATTATTAACAAAGCCTCCCATCGGGATGAGTTGTCCCTGTCCGTCGTTTAACTCGATATAAACAACATCGGCATTGTCGCCAGTGATGACGCTGACACCACGGCATGTCGAAAAAGTTTTAGGACCGTCAGCGGGAGTCCATCTAAAACCACTCGCATAAGGCAGGGATGCAACCTGCCCGTATACAGTTCCAAAGGCTGGGATATCCATAGCTCAGGAAATAATCATCATTCTACCTCTTTCTCTTTAATCAACAGGTTCAGATACCACTGAGCCTTTTTTAGAGATTCCAACCCTCCCTTGTGATTCTCTCTCCAGAGGTACTTGATGCAGTTTGCTTTGCAATAACCGAAAAACTCTTCATCGGTTAGTGCAGATTTGATTCCATCAATGCACTCAATCCCTCCAGACGTGTAGTGCGCTGGGTGATTAACGTTGTCAGGTGCGCTCATACGAACATGTTCTCCGTAGTGATGCAGTCAGACTGCTTCAGAAGGGTATCAGAGTATTTAGTGTCTTGGTGGAGAATCAAACCTTCGTTAGCAATGACGACACTTCCATCTTTTCGCACTAACGGAACCACCCTGCGGTGATCTTGTCCTTCCTCCAGGTTTTCAAAGGCGATACCCATCGAAGACCGATCAGCGATTGGCCAGTTCCTGTGACCAACCATTCGATGACTCAACTCCGGGTGAGAACTGACTGAACCGATGTATTCTTCTGCCATTTCTTGGTCCAGAATCATCATGCCTGAGTAAGGGTTGCCCAGCAGAATGAAACCCACATACTTTGCGTGTGTTGGGGTTAGGTACACCGTGGCTTGGTGAGGGATGTCATGCCACACGTTCTCAGTGATGTCAGTTAAGTTGTACCTCTTGTAGTTATCAAACGGAATTTTGCAATTCTGATTAATTTCATATCGGCAGAAGGATGGTTCTAGCTTCAACTCCTTTAGTTCTTCTTTGTTTTGCTCCCAGTACTCGAAGTTCTGGGTCGTGAAAAGCATGTCGTTTTCGCTGTACATGTAGTAGTCATATGACTTCTGTGTAACAGCCAATCGCAAAAGATCTTTATGCGCCCAACACAGGTAATAACCTTTGTAGTTTTCAGGTGCTACTACAACTTCTACTTGAAGCTTTTCGCAAACGTTCGACTTTATAAGCTGCGCTAGATCTTCTTGGTCTCTCAGGTGATCATAGTCAATATAAATTACTACCGTTGTCTTACAAGGTAACCGAGCATACTCCTTAAGACAATTAAGCAGAGGGTCAAACCGAGAAAGTGGATCGTTGGCTGTAACGAGAATAAGAAGTTTCTTCATCAGTACTCGATCGTGAATTGCCCTCTCTTCATGAGGAAAGTCATAAGCCAAACGTAGGCATCCAGAAGGTCATCGTGGCTGGTTGCTCCGATATTGATAAGTTGATCAATCAAAGCTTCGAACTTGCGGTACTTGTTAAAAGTCACCTTTTTGTTTTCCAGCAAACCCAGAGTCCCTCGGAAACGAGCGATCTTGTCACCACGGAATCCTTTGACCTCATGAATGTGGAGATTATGAAGACCACGTTCGTTCAAGAGAACTCTTCGAATATCAGCAGCTAAGCTTGCTTGATACGCTACAGCTTCAACAACGAGCGTAACGGTCGAATAAGTCGGGAAATATTCGCCATCTTGCAGTGCGAGAATGCCCCATTCCACCAGCATGTCGCATAGAAGATCGATTTTTTCTAAGTTTCCAATCGATCTGACCTGATGGGCATCGACGATGTAGAAGTCATCCTTCAGCCGTCCGCCTAATACAAAAGCTGTGTAGTCAGAGGTTTCGTTCTTACTAGCAGATAAGTCAATGCCCACAGCAAGTGAATCAAACTCTGTGGCAACCTCTCCTTTGACAATGAGATCTGGTGACAACACCAGATCCGATGACATCACTGCCTGTTGTTGGTACTGGTACGCAAAAGCGACTGGATCTAGCTCTTTTTGCTGTAGCAGGTACTCTGACGACCATTGATTTGGCCAGTAGCTGACTGGTTCTCCGTCATTGTCATACGTAATAGCTTCTTGAGAAACCTGTTTCCATCCCTTCTGTGGGATGAACATTGTTTTGTGAATGTCCAGAGGGTGAAACCGGGTACCTAGACAAATGGAGCGACCACCTTCAAAAACAATTGGTGCGATAACGCTAGACCAGTTGTTGTTCATCTCCTCCCTAATAGCAGGGTTTTTGATGTCGGAGCTTGACTTAATAGGGTCATCAACGATGACGAGGTGAGCACGTTTCGACGTAATCGAACCTCTCAACCCAGCTGCACGAAGGGTGAATTCCTCATCACCCACTCGACTAATGCCTGCATAATCAAAATCAATCGACCAACCAACATCACTCTGCATGCCCTGGCGCAGCTGCACGCGGGGAAAAATTTTCCTGAACGTCGCTGAGTCGATGATCTGTTTGATGATTCGACTTTTGGGTATGGCAGTCGCGATGTTGTATGAGCAGTAAATAATCTGAAGCGGTCTCTTCTGCGTGGTGTGGCGACCAATCACCCACGCGGTGAAGAGGTTGAGAACCGTACTCTTTGCAGATCCACGAGGGGCAAGGATGTCCAGATTCGGTCCAGCAATGTCGAGCAAATATTTATTTGATTCGCCAGTTACAAGATGTCTATGCCATTCCAGCATATGTTGTGCTGGTGGTTTATCTAGAACAGTACAGAAAGTAAGGAAGTCATCCTGTGCGCGTGCGAATACATTATCAACACCCGAAGTATCTTCATCTGTCTCCACTGCGCGTTGCGCTTTGAGCTTTAAAGCTCGGCGGTAAGCAAAGGTTTCTCTACTCGGCATATCTAAAAACTGTCTGTATAGTGTTAGAAAGATTCTAGTTCTGAATGGCCAAAATTCTCTGGTATGGCGATGCGGTTTCTCATACAGGCTTTGCTAGGGTAACCCATAGCATTCTAGATCATCTCAGTAAAAACCATGAAGTAGTAGTTTACGGTATTAACTATAACGGAGACCCTCATGACTACCCTTTTAAAATATACCCCGCAGCAGGTGTTCATCCAAACGATCGATTTGGGTTAACTAGGTTGCCCCAAGTTGTCGAAGAAGAAGCGCCTGACTTCATCATTGCACTAAACGACATCTGGATGATCAACCAGGTGTGGGAGAAAATCCACTTCTTACAACCTCAGCTCAAGTTTAAATTTATTCCTTACTTCCCCATCGACTCTGAGCGGTATGCAGACTCGATGTTCCGCTACGTAAAAGACTGGGATTTCTCAGTTACTTTCACCGTGCAACAAGCACAAAGAATTCAAAACCATAACGTGCAGCCCAAGATGATGGGCATTCTGCCGCATGGTATTGATCAAGGAAAGTTTTATCCGATGGAAACGAGGGAAGCCAGAAAACGGCTGAGTCTTCCTCAAGACAAATTCATCGTCCTAAACGCAAACCGCAACCAACCACGGAAACGGATTGACTTGACCATTCAGGCATTTGCTGAGTTTGCCAAAGACAAACCCGACACAATGCTTTATCTCCACATGGGAGAGAAAGATTTGGGTTGGAGTGTTCGCGAAGTCTTCGACTCTGAGATGCAACGACGTGGACTAGATCCTACAAATCGCTTGATCATGACCTCACGTCATATTGATTACCTGGCTCCTCCTACGGACGAAACACTTAATCTTATTTACAACAGTGCTGACGTTGGTATCAATACTGCTGACGGAGAAGGTTGGGGATTGGTTCCCTTCGAGCACGCATCCTGCAAACGAGCACAGGTCGTGCCTAACCACACCAGCTGCAAAGATATTTGGCGTGGAAGTGGCTGTCTTATCGATGTCGCCGCTTGGGTAAGAGATAAAGATCTTAGTGTTGAGCGAGGAATTATCAACGTAGATTCAGCTGTAGAACATCTCAATAAACTCTATGAAGATGATGAGTACCGAAAGTCAGTAGCAGAAGAGTGCTATGAAGTGACGCAAAACCCTGCTTTCCGTTGGGATCAGATTGCTCTCGGTTTTGAGAAAGCTATGGAGGACCTGGTTAAGTGAGCATCCAACACATCCGTTACCACGCTTCAGTAAGCAACGTCTGTTACCCCTCCCGTATCAGGATGTATTCGCATGGTGCTCCCTGCGTGTACGAACAAGCTGAACAACTTGGTGGGGTATTCACCAGGATTAATCGCGGTCTTCCTTTCCGCTCAGTAGCTAACTTCAGTCCTTGTCTTTTTGAGCACGAAGGTCATCAGCTGATCGCCTGGCGCTCTCAGCCGGAACCTTTTTGTTTTCGGCATGACATGAAGTACTTCTACTACAACAGTACTCCTACAGATGTTTACATCGGCGAACTAATCAACGATGAGACAATCGTCGGGGCTAAGAAGATCCGCGATACTCCTCATCGGTTGAGTTACGAAGACCCTCGATTGTTTCATGACGGCGAGGGAAACTTGATGTGCCAGTTCATTACTAGTACTTACGCTTCGCGATGGGATACCACGAAGCACAAAATGGCGAAGAGTCCCAAAGTCTGTGTGGGGGAGATTGATCGTTTCGGTAAATGCAAAGATGCGTTCTACCCAGAAATCGGTAAGAACCATGTAGATGGTGAAGCTGAGAAGAACTGGTGTTTCTTCCGGGATGAAGACGTAACCCGTCTACTGTATTCAACAGTGCCCATTGTCATTAAGACTCCGGGTGAGAAAGAAAAGCGTATCGACGCTTCAGCTCTTAAACCTCTGACTGGGGACTTCCCCACCTTCAACTCAACTGCTCCTATAAAAATTGGAGATGAGTGGTTAGTTTTCTACCACTTCAAGTTCATGGGCAGAGTCCCGAAAGAACAACGACCAGTTTTGTTCTACGCCATGAGTTGCTACACCCTGGACAAAGACCTCACCAAAATTGTTCGAGTCTTAAACGAACCCATGTTCCAGGGATCTCTCGAAGATGAGCTGATTACTTGGACTGATGTTCAAGGAAACCCAGTGTCAAAACAACCAGCGTGCATCCTTCCTTTTGGTGCCACGGTGAATGATGACACCCTGTCCATGGGACTTGGGATCAATGACTCCTTTATGGGAATCTTCCGTATGGGGTTGAATGATCTCCTTGCGCTGATGGATCGCGTCTAACTCTTCTCTTCTCGTTCAATTGTGCCCCAGATGACGAGTGATGCTTCTTCAAGCAAAGCCATCATCGCGGGCACATCCTCGAAAGTGTTGTTCAGTTCACGTAGGCAACGATCCGCACCAGCAAGTAACAAACCACGGCGATCGACACCATCGGTGAGTTGTCTAACAGCTTGAATATGTGAACGCAGTTCTTTTTGAAGGACCGAAACTTTGGTGGCTGCTGTGGCATGGTCAAGCATCCCAGTCAAAGTCATTTGACGGACATTATCGATGTCTGTCCTGAGTGAATCGATTTCGATCAACAGCACTTTGCGCAGATCTTCTTTCGGGTACTTCTCCTGCACAAATGCAGTCAAGTCAGAAATCGATCCTGCATAACCTGGATTCAGAAAGCGAGCATAGAGAAATGCTTCAATGTCGCTAACTGAATTCTTGCAGTAGTGAAGGAAAGCATCTTTCTGTGTTTTATCGAGCGTATCCAACCACGCTCCAACGGTGGTGGAATCACCAATTGTGCTGGTGCCAATCATGCAAATGCTCGTGTTCCGGTCAGTGCCATGCCCGCCCTTGAGCGATCTAACGCCATTTGACGCTTACCTTCAGCTTGAATCCGTGCAAGAGAACCAAGGTCCGTGGCTTGCCGTAGTTTCAGAGCGTTGTTGAGTTCTTGAGCACCCTTGGCCATGGCAGCTTTGGTTTCTCCTCGGGTATCAAAGACATCACCCATGGTGTATGCCTGATCCCGTGCAACGGCTAACTTCGATTCTTCAGTAGCTTTGCGAAGATCAGTGTTAGCACCAGCAGCTTGAGCTGCTAATTGATTCTCTGCACCAAGAACTGCTCTGCCTGCGTCATAAGTGAACTGAGGACTGAGGAGTTCAGTGCTCAGTTTTCCCATACCGAGACTTTCAGCCAATCGGTTACCAGCATTAATCACACTGCCGACTTCACTGCCCTGGAGCGTAGTAGCAGTTGTAGACCGGTTACCAGCCTCAGCCAGTTGACTGAGTTGTCCACTGGTTAAAAGGTTGCCGTAGTTAGCAGCACTACCCCCGTATACTCCCTGCAGTACTGAAAGAAGGTTGGCAGCACTTGTGAGTTGAGTATTTAAAGGTGCAGCTTGAAGAGCAAACTGTTGCAGTGCGGCTGCAGAACCACCAGTACCACCTCCGCCTCCGCCGCCACCAAAGAGACCGCCGATTAAAGCACTACCAGCCCCTGTACCCAGACCGGTTAGTAAAGGAGTAGCAAAAGCAGGAAGTGCCATGATTTAACCTAAACGGATGGGTTGAGGAGCCGAGCCGTAATTCAGATTAACGGCTTGAGCAGGAATAACACTCTGCGATTGAGACTGGAATGCCCTCATTGCTTGCTGCTGTGGACCAGCAAGAGCAGAGAGCACGTTGGCATTTGGCGTACCTGCAATATATGCAGTAGTAG